TTAAATACGGTCACTTAGACAAAGAACCTACAGAAGCAGACATCGACCGTTGCTCTGGATGTGGGTCATACATGATAAGGAAGTGCTTAACTTGCCAGCCTACGATTACAAATGCAAACGATGCAATCTCAATCAAGAGATCAATCATGGATGGCACAATCGACCAGTAGTTCTATGTAACTATTGCAATGAACCTATGACCAAGATGATTACAGCTAATCCGATTCACTTTAAGGGCAAAGGATGGGGCAAGGACTAACGACACGCCCATCGCAAGGTGTAGCCAATTAAGGCTCTGACCAGCACTTTTACCTGTAAGGAGACAATACATGCTTGACACACTCGGTACTCTCAGGGCTAGAGCCCATAAGGGGCTCAGAGCGAGCCGCTTGCGGATAGCTCGCTCGGTAGCCATCGCTATTGGGATAACTCTATTATCACCAATGTCTGCTGCTAATACTGGGCAAATAGATAGCTTCAAGAATGATCCTAGAAAATACATCAATGCAACAATGCCTAAGCATGAAGCTAAGTGCATCAAGTTGCTTATTTCGAAAGAGTCGGCTTGGAATCACAAAGCGGTTGGTAATCTATCTAGTCCTACTAAGAGCTATGTCTATGGATTATTACAAATCAAGAATCCTATTGCTAAAGACATGAACCCTATGCAACAGATCCAGTTGCACCATCGCTATCTAGATCATCGCTATAATGGATCAGCATGTGAAGCATGGAAGCACTTTAAGGATAAGGGATGGCATTAGACAAGTTAAACAGTAGGAAGTACAGAGCGCACAAAGAGCGCGTGTTTGCCCGTGATGGGCGCATCTGTAGATACTGTGGATCTGATGAAGAACCATTGCACATTGATCACATCATTAGTCGCAAGCGTGGTGGTACTCATAACCTTGAAAATCTGCAAGTCCTTTGCAAGTCATGCAATTTACGCAAATCAAGCAAAGAAGAAGGCGTTTTTTTAGCACAGGTGGCTACCCCCCCTGTCTTTTCATCCCGTATCTCCCCGATGCAGTCGGAGCAACCCCAAGACAGTCCCTTTAAGCTCAGACCTGATCCGATTCAATGACGGATAAACCCAAAAGGAAACTTCCGCTACGAGGGGCAACCGAACCGAGGGTTCACAGCCCTATTCTTAAAGGTAAATCCAGAGCTGGTGAAGTATTAGACATGATTGATCGTCTAAAGATGGATCCGCTTATGCCTTATCAGAAACATGTCCTTAATCAGATGCTTATGGTCGATAAAAAGAATCAATACAGAATCAAGACCGCACTTTTGTTGATTTCGAGACAGAATGGTAAAAGTTTTCTGGGTAGAGTCAGAGTTATCTGGGGAATGTTCTATGGCGGGGAAAAGAAGATAATTATTATGTCTGCTAACCGAGCAACCTCTCTGATGCTCTTTCGTGAGATTGCCTGGACTATCGAATCGACTCCAGAGTTAAAAGCTATGACAAAGGCAATCCGATACGCTAACGGCGGGGAGCGCATAGAATTGCTTAACGGAGCCACCCTTGATGTAATTTCCGATAACTCGTCTTCACCTCGCGGTCGTACTGCCGACTTTCTTTGGATCGATGAAATCCGTGAAATCTCTGAAGATGGCTACAAAGCTGCTGTGCCAGTAACTAGAGCGAGAGCAAATGCACAGACATTCCTGACTAGCAATGCTGGAGACCATTTTTCCTCAGTTTTGAATTCCCTAGTAGAGCGCGCTAAAGATTACCCGCCTGAGACTTATGGCTACTATGAGTATTCTGCGCCACAGTATTGCAAGATAGACATTTCCTCAGATTCTTTCTGGAGAACTGCTGTAGCGCCAAGTAATCCAGCACTAGGCTTTACAATTACTAAAGAATCGATTGAAGAAGCTATTGCAACCAATCCAATTGAGCAGACACGCACAGAAACCCTGTGCCAATGGATCGACAGCCTACAAAGTCCGTGGCCACATGGAATCCTAGAAGAAACCTCAGATAACACATTAGAAATGTCGCCGGGGGCTTATACTGTATTTGGTTTCGATACCAGTCCGTCAAAAAGACACGGGAGCTTAGTAGCAGGCCAACTTCTCCCAGATGGGCGGATTGGTATCGGGATCCTAGAGACTTACAGCTCTCAGATGGCAATCGATGAATTAAAGATGGCTGCAAGCATTAAAGCATGGTGCGATCTTTACAAACCTCGCCTAGTTTGTTTTGACAAGTACGCCACTCAAACAATAAGCGATAGATTAAAGCAATCAGGCGTAATGGTAGAGGATGTGTCAGGCCAGCAGTTCTATAAAGCCTGTGGCGATCTATTAGAAGGCTTAGTCAATAAAAGAGTGGTTCATAATGGGATGCCAGAGCTTATACAGCAATTTAACAATTGTGCAGCTAAAGTCAATGACTCGGCGTGGCGTATCATAAAGCGCAAATCTGCTGGAGACATTAGCGCAATAATCGGAGTTGCAATGACAGTTTCCAAGTTAATGCTTCCAGAGCCTAAGCCTCAGATTTACAGTTAGACACGCCGCTATTGTTTGTCTAATTACTTGACAAATGGTATCCTTTATGTCTATGGGTATCTTCTCGCGTAAGCCTCAAATCATGGAAGCTCAAGAAGCTCCACAAGTTATGTCAGAGTCTTATCTGACTTATGGCAATTACTTTCCAACTGTTGTAACTCGCGCACAGGCTTTGCAGGTGCCCTCGATCAAAAGATGCAGAGACCTCATTTGCGGAACCATCGCCAGTGTGCCACTTGAGTATTACAAAAAATCAACTGGAGAAATGATTACAGCTCCAAGATGGGTACATCAACCATCTAAAGCACAACCTAGATTTGAGACCCTTTATTTTACGCTTGACAGCCTTATGATGTACGGGGTCAGTTATTGGCTTATTACTGAGACCTATCTCGAAGATAACAGAATGGCTAATGCAGATTGGGTTGCTAACAATCGCGTTACATTTAACACAGATGCAAATAACAATTTCGTTACCCAATACTATTTAGATGGAAAGCCTTTGCCTATGTCAGGTTTAGGATCTCTCATAACTTTCCAAAAAGATGAAGGTATCTTAGCTGTAGGCGGATCTACAATTAAAGCTGCACTAGATGCACAAAAGGCAGCAAGTGTTGCATTGGAAACGCCATCTGCCACGGGTTATTTGAAAAATTCGGGGGCTGACCTTCCACCTGCTGAAGTATCTGGATTACTAGCCGCTTGGAAACGCGCCCGTCAAAACAATGGCACTGCATACTTAACTTCTACACTTGAGTATCAAACTACAGGCTTTTCTCCTAAGGACATGGCGTATCAGGATGCGATTCAAGGATTAGCAACTGAATGCGCCAGACTTTGCTCAGTTGATCCTTATTATGTAAGTGCTTCAATGAATACCACAATGACCTATGCAAATGTGCAAGACGAAAGAAAACAACTTGTGGCTCTAACTTTGCAAAGTTATGTTTCTGCAGTGGAAGCTCGTCTATCTATGGATGACATTTCAACAGCAGGCCACTATGTCAAATTTGCACTAGACGATACATTCTTAAGAACAGAGCCAATGGAAAGATTGCTTGTTCTTGAAAAAATGCTTGCACTTGGTTTAATTACAACCGAGCAAGCAATGGCAATGGAAGACCTATCACCTAACGGGAATGGCAGCTAATGGAAACCCTATACATCGAAGCATCATCAATTGAGTGTTCAGAAGAACGCCGCGAAATCTCAGGAAAAATCGTACCTATGGGTACTGGAGAAATCGGTAGCACAAATCTTGGACAATACACATTTGCAGCTAACTCTATTGAGATTGCTGATCCAACAAAGATAAAGTTGCTTTCACAGCACGATTTAAGAAAGCCAATCGGTCGCATGACTGCTGCTGAGACTCGCACAGACGGTATCTATGCAACATTTAAGTTAAGCCGATCATCAGGCGGAAATGATGCTTTGATTATGGCTCAAGAGGGGCTCGTTACTGGACTTAGCATCGGCGCTGAAATTATTGAATCAAAGCCATCAAAAGATGGATACACAGTTGTATCCCTAGCTAGGCTCAAAGAAGTTTCTTTAGTCACTGTACCGGCATTCGGATCAGCAGAAATACTAAAGATTTCAGCAGAGGCAGTTAGCCCTGTTGAAGAAAATCCAACTACAGAAAGCGAGACAGCCGTGGAAGAAACCACTCCAGCAGTCGAAGCAACACCATCAGTAGAAGCTGCATCTGTCGAAGCTGCTCGCCCTACTGTTTCAGCAAGTTATTTCACATCACCGCGCATTAACCTAAATGTTACTGCTGGTGAGTACGCAAAAGCACAACTTAATGCATCACGCGGAGATTCAGATGCACGCGACCTAGTTGCAGCTCTACAGGTTGCATCAGTTGCAGAGAACACAGGAATGGTTCCACCAACATACCTACGCGATGTAATCGGTATCATCGACTCATCTCGTCCATTTATCGATTCAATCGAGCGCGCTGCACTTCCAGCAAGCGGAATGAAAATCTTCACTCCAAAATTAGGAGTACAGGCAGCAGTCGAATTGACAGCAGAAGCAGCAGAGTTTGCATCAGCAGACACAACAGTTACATTCCAAGAAGACAATGTTGTCAAATTTGCCGGAGCTGGCATTCTCGACCTTGAGCTCGTTGACCGGTCGGACCCCAGCTTTTTGGACTTGTATCTCAGAGAGTTGGCCGCGAGCTATGCTCAGAAGACAGATCAATACGCAGCAAAGATTGCAGCAGACGGATCATCAGATTCTTCATCAACAACAATTTACAAGGCAATTGCTAAGTCAATCGCTGATTCATTCGGCGTAATGCGTCAAACACCTAACAACTTATTGGTTGCAACATCAGGTGGAAATGACAATGTTGATTTCGCTGGTCTTCTAGGTGAAGTTGATACAACTGGTCGCCCACTATACGCAGCAGCAGCACCTCAAAATGCTAACGGTGTAATTTCTCAAGGTTCAACAAACGGTACAGTCGCAGGATTGAACTTGGTAGTTGACCCTAATTACACAGGTGGAACATCAAACATCAAGGTTGGACTTGTTTATCCAACAATGGCAATGCGATTCCATGAGAGCGGAACGCTACAAATCCGCGCCAATGTCGTTGCAAATGGTCAGCTAGAAATTGGCATCTACGGTTATGTTGCAGTAGTAAATCGCTACCCAGCAGCATTCCGCGCAGTACAGGTTGCATAAGTAACACACTAAGTCGCTCTGGGGAGTAGTAGCCCTCTACTCCCCAGAGTCTTTAGAAAGGAATGGGAATGGCACTTACGACAGTCGCAGAAATGAAAAGCGTACTTGGAATTGGCTCGTTGTATCCAGATGCCACCATTCAAGAAGTTTGTGATGCAGCAGATGCAGTCCTTCTTCCTATGTTATGGGCTCCTAAATGGTTTACCGTTGCTCATAGCAATGTTGTAGGAACAGGCACTTTGTATTTTAACGAGGATGTTCGCGATACTTTTTATGTAGGTCAAAGCGTAACAATTGCTAATTCAGGTAATTTGTATGCCGGCACTAAGACAATTACAGCCGTGGGTGAATACTCAATTAGTGTTACAACTACTCATTCAACAGCGCAGTCTTATCACCCAATTTTTCCTTATGGAACTGTATCTACTGTAACTTACACAGACTGGACAACAGATACAGCAGTACAAAACGCAGCTTTGATGATCGCTGTTGAAATCTGGCAAGGAAGAACCACTACTCTCTCAGGTTCTAACGCTATCGATTTCCAGCCGTCCCCTTATAGGTTATCAGCGCAATTGCTGGCAAAAATAAGGGGATTGATTTCTCACGCGCTCGACCCACGCTCAATGGTGGGTTGAAAATGCCAGTTCCAATTACCACACTTAGAACTACTTTAGCCACTGCTTTAGTAGATAACACTAAATACCAAGTCTTTGCTTTTCCGCCAAGCGTTGTACTCGCAAATTCAGTTATTGTAAGTCCGGATGCTGAGTACATTGTGCCTACAAATAACCAGCACATAACTATTAGCCCAATGGCTAACTTCAAGATTATTATGACTGTGCCTTTGTTTGACAATGAAGGCAACCTCAACGGCATAGAAGATACTGTTTGTGGCGTGTTTGCAAAGCTTGCAGCATCATCTTTGACCTATAATGTAAGCGCAATAAGCGCACCTAGTATTCTCAACGCTGCATCAGGCGAACTGCTCAGCTGTGAGATGTCCGTATCAATCCTTACGAGTTGGAGTTAAAATGTCCGATTGGGAAAAAGAGAACGAGGCCTTTCTGATCAAGATCGGACAGGTTGCAACACCAGCACCAAAACCAACACTAACTAAGAAAGACGAGGAATAATCTCATGGCCGTGTTTTTGAATAATAAAGTCGGAATAAAAGTAGCAACAGTCGATCTAAGTGATCACGTTCAATCAGTGACTTTGAATAGAACATTTGACGAATTGTCCGTCGTGGCGATGGGCGACAGCTCTGCAAAGGCAGTAAAAGGCCTAGAGACATCTTCCATCACAATTGACTTTCTAAATGACACAGCAGCAGCAAGCGTACTTCCAACACTTCAAGCAGCTTTTGGAACTACAGTAACAGTTGTATTGCTACAGGATAAAGGCGCAGCAGTTTCTGCCACAAATCCTTTATACACGATGAGCTGTTTAGTAAATAACCTAACAGACATCAACGGTGCTGTTGGCGACATTTCAATGCAGTCTGTAACATGGAACTGTAACTCAACAGTTGCAGTAACAACAACAGGTACATTCTAAACAACTAACAAAGGGGCAAGCAATGGCAAGACTAAAGATCGTTCGACAAGATGGAAGCGTACTAGAAGGCGAAATCTCACCTGCGGTGGAATACAGCTTTGAACAATACGCTAAAAAGGGTTTTCATAAGGCTTTCCGCGATGAGGAAAAGCAATCGGATGTTTATTGGCTTGCATGGGAAATTACTCGTAGGTCTGGTGAGACTGTAAAGCCATTTGGGATGGACTTCATAGAAACGCTCAAGAGCGTAACTGTCGAGGATTCCGACCCTTTAGCTTAAAGCGCGATCTCCCGTTCACCTACCTTATCGCTAGGCTAAGCATAAGGTTAGGGATCGCGCCACAACATTTATTAGAGTTAGACAAGGTAATGCTTGATGCTTTACTGCAAGGCTTAACTGACGAAGCTAAGGAGATCAGAAATGCAAATAAAGGTGGAAGGCGTTAAAGAAACGCGTAAAGCCTTAAGAGCATTTGCACCTGATCTTTCTAAGCAGCTTGATAAAGAATTAAGAAAAGCCTTATCTCCTATTTCTAAAAAGGCTAGAGGCTTTGTTGAATCCGATGCACCTATGCGTGGATGGGCTGCACGATCATTTTCTGAGGGAAAGTTTCCTCAATACCATGCATCAACTATTCGTGCTGGCATAGGATTTACTACAAAGCCTGGCAAAGCAACAAGATCAGGCTTTACTGCTAACGCTACGATTTACAACAGATCTGTTGCGGGTGCTATCTATGAAACAGCAGGTAGAGCTAAAAATGGAGAAGGACAACCGTGGGTAGGTCCTAAAGCAGGAGGCACTTCTAAGAAGGTTAGCCGATCAACATGGGCCGGTGCTGGAACTCAATTTATTGAAAATCTTGGTCCTTTAACGAGCAGCACAAAAGGTCAAGGCCGCTTAATCCTCAAAGCATGGGCGCAGGATCAAGGCAAGGCTTATGGAGCCGCTATTAAAGCCATTGATAAAGCTGAGACATTGTTTATTCAAAGGTCTAAAACTACTACCTTTAGGAGAGCAGCCTAATGGCCATTGACATTAACATTGGCTCCAAGCTAGATGCTAAAGGTTTTAAGCAAGCTGAAAGCGCAACAGAAAAACTTACTAAGAATGTCAAAAACCTTGCTGGCAATCTAGGCTTAGCTTTTGGTACTGCCGCCGTTGTCGCCTATGGTAAGGCATCTGTTAAAGCTGCTTTAGAATCTCAGGCAGAGCAGGAAAGACTAAATAACATCCTGAGAGTGACCACAGGTGCAACTCAACAACAAATTGATGTACTAAACGAGCAAGCAAATGCACTTGAGCGCATTGGTGTTGTAACTGGTGGAAACATCAAAACAACGCAATCTCAGTTGGCTACATTTGATCTACAAATTTCCACAATTAAGACTTTAACTCCAGCGATCCTAGATTATGTGACTGCTGAAAAGGGTGCTACAGCATCTGCCTCTGACTTTAAGTCTATGACTAATGGTCTAGCCCAAGCATTGAACGGCAACTTTGCATCCCTGACTAGAACTGGCTTTGTACTAGATGAAGTAACAAAGAAGACTATTAAAGAGGGAACTGAGACAGAAAGAGCAGCAGCTCTGGTCAAGGTTCTCAACTCAACATACAAAGACTTTAACGCTAATCTTAGAAACACAGATGCGGGCAAGATGCAAGTCCTTGCCAATACTGCTAAAGAAGTTCAGACTATTATTGGCTCTGGAATTATTGACTCACTTAAACTATTGAGTGAAGATACAACAATTGATAGTTTGACAGAAAAGATGAAAACTTTAGCACTTGCTACTTCCGATGCAAGTATTGGTTTTTCACTAATGTTAAAAGACATCAAAGATGAATTAGGAAAAGATCCACTATTAGGACCATTTTTTGGTTTTCTTTTTGAAGGCATGACCACCGGTATTTTGCCTATAGATGCTGCTATTAATCGTGGTAAGGAAAGACGAGAAGCTCTTTCTTACAATAAGAATGAGCATAGAGCAAAACAACAAATTCTTGCAATTGATAACAAAGCCGATAGATTAACCAAATCTCAATTGGATGCACAAAAGAAATTACTGGCAACTCAGCGAAAAATTGCTGCTGAAAAGAAAAAGCAAGAGATCCTTGATAAAGCTGCTCTAGTCCTTGCTCAAGGCCAAAAGGTCTTTGATGAAGAAGGTATCCAGTTAGCTGCCGCCGCACAGGGTAAGCTGACAGAAGAAGAACGCACTCGCGTTGCCTTAAAGAAAGACATCTACGATTTAGAAGCTGCCATCAATGAAGGCAATGTAAACGCTGCTGCTCGTCTATCTAACAGCATGGTTGCAAATGCTCAGAAGTTAGCAGCCCTTCGTGGTGACATGATCGGTCTAAATGACATTGAAAACCCATTTACAGCATGGCTTGAAACACTTAAGCAGATGGCTTTAGAACTTGCTAAATTGGCCAACATCAAGCCACCAACTGCATTACCTATGGGTGGGGCTATGGCAGAGCCTTTGTATAAGTACAATTCACTAAGCCAACAGTTAGTGCCCGGAACAACTGAGAGATCTCCTATGGGCTATGGTGGTGGACAGTTTGACATGAACTTGATTCCTACAACTCCGCTTTATGGCTATAACTCAATGAGCCAACAAACAAGTGCTGCCGGTGACACTATAGTTAATTTGACGGTTACAGGCTCAGTCACAACAGAGCGCGATCTAGTCGCAGCAATTACACAAGGACTTTACGCACAGCAGGCATCTGGTACTCCAGTAAATTACAGTACGGCGTACTAATGGCACTACCAGCAACCCCTATTGTAAAGATCAACCTAACTGGTGGAGCCTCATTCGGTGAAGCCTTTGTTTTGGGTTCATCTCGCCTAGGCTTTGCTGAGTTTGCTTCTGGATCTACTGTCATTGTCGATGTATCCAATCAAGTCTCTAAAATAGATACTCGCAAAGAGCGCAACCTATTTCAGGATAAGTATCTCTCAGGCACAGCAACTGTTCGAATTATTGACCAAACGGGCGCGTGGAACCCCCAGTCGGTAACGAGTCCGTATTATCCCAATCTTGTACCTTTACGCTCTATCCAGATTTCAGCCAATTACGGTGGAACAAACTATCCGATTTTTAAGGGTTACATAACTGAGTATCTTTACACTTACCCTAAAGATCAGGAGATTGGCTATGTCGATCTAATCTGCTCTGATGGCTTCAAGCTGCTATTTAACTCCAATGTAACGACCGTCACAGGTCAGGCAGCAGGCCAAGACACTGGCACACGCATTGACAAGATCCTCAACACTATTGGATGGCCTGCGAGCCAAAGATCAATCCAGACAGGTAACACATTATGCGTGGCTGACCCTGCAACGACACGCACAGGCCTTACAGCCATTCAAACGGCAGAGTTCACAGAGCAGGGCGCGTTCTATGTGGACAAGGCAGGCAACGCAGTCTTTAAGAATCGCCAGTTTGTTTATGATGCTCAAGCTGCTACACCTACTGAGTTCTCTAATGCTGTTGGATCTACAGACATTAACTATGCAGGCATCGTCTTTGCCCATGATGACAAGACGATTGTCAATCAGGCTACAGTCACACGCATAGGCGGCACAGCTCAGACTTTCTCAGATGCTACTTCTGTGACACAGTATTTCTTGCACTCAGTCACAGCCGACCAGATGTTGATGCAAACCGATGCCAATGCCTTAGCCCTAGCAACTGCTTATGTTACGACCCGTAAGGACACCACGATCCGCATTGAGTCAATTACTCTTGATCTGGTAACTCTGGGCTATGGGGCAGGAATCGTTGCAGCTTTGGATCTTGATTACTTTGACACTATGGAGATTACAAATGTCAATGTCTCAGGCACGACTATTGTTAAGAAGCTCCAATGTCAGGGGATTAGCCACAGCATCACCCCTAATACTTGGGTGACAGTTTTAACCACGCAAGAGCCATTACTCGATGTGATGTACTAGAATAGGACTATGGAGAAACAATCATGCCAGTAGGATTACCGCTTAAAACTACCTATGCCAATGGTGATGTCTTTTCGGCATCCGACATCAATGATACAAATGGCACAATTAACATTACTGCTGCTCCTTTTGCTGCTGGCAAGAACCGCATAATCAACGGTGATTTTGCAATAAATCAAAGAGCATTTACTAGCACAACAACTTCAGGCGCGTATGGACAAGATCGTTTCTATAACTTAAATAGTAACGGAACAACTACTTATTCAGCACAAACCTTTACCCCCGGAACAGCTCCAGTAACAGGATACGAAAGCACAAACTTTGCTCGCATTGTTTCAACAGGTCAAACTT